GATGCTGAAATAAAATTAGTTCCTCCAACAGCATAGTTTGTAGCAGTTACCGTATGTGCTGTAACATTAGCAGATGTCTTTATATTTCCTGCTACTTCTAATTTTTCAGTTGGTGCCGCAATTCCAATTCCTACATTTCCATCATTATTCAAATATAATTGACTCGTATTACCATTAGCACCAAGAATAAGCGGATGATTACTACCATTTAATACATATGATTTTCCGTCATCGTTTCTTTGAATATACATAAAACCTGTTCCAGAAGCAGAATTTCTTATTCCTATATTACTGTTAATACTACTTGTTCCTTCAATACTTAATCTTCTATCAGGACTCGTCGTTCCAATTCCTATCCGCCCTTTCATATATAACACGCCATCTGTTCCACCTTGTGAAGTAGGACCTTTTAACCAAAATGTTTCAACTCCATTTTCATCTTCAGACATCATATCATATGGTGCGACACCATCATTATCAGCTCCAGCAAATAACAATTTTATTTTATTATTGGTATTATATTCAGCATTATGTGTGCCGTGCAATGTTAATTGTGCGTCTGTATGGGTAATGGCAGCACTAGGACCATAAGTACCAAACACAACATTGCCAACAACATTTAATTTTGCCAATGGGTTCGTCGTTCCAATTCCTACATTTCCAAAACTATTAAAAGTCATTAAGTGTTTGTTAAGTGAGGCTGTATTATGAACGTAATGTAAATCTAAACAGGCTGTATCATTATTGGGGTCCCTATTAGCAAATAAAAACCTATTATTACTGTGTGAATGACTTGGAAAAGCAATTCTATTATGTTTAGTTTCACTATAAACATTACCTCCTGCTCCTAACTTTCCAACTTGTAATAAACAATAAGGACTTGTTGTTCCAATTCCTACATTTCCCCCAATTGGATTTAATAATATGTCGTAAGTATTAGTATTATTTGTATGACCTGTTTGAATATAACTTTTACCATCCCATAATGAACCAACCATTAAACCCCATTCATTATTATTTGAAACGTTGAGCTTTCCAAAAAAGACACTTGTGCTATTGTTTATGTTCCCTACTCCTGTTGGAATTGTATTGTTGGTGCTTGTTATCGTATCGAGGGTATTCATAATGCATCTTGGACTTGTCGTTCCAATTCCTACTTTTCCATTGTAAATATTAATATCGCTGCTTGCACTCCAAGTTCCACCATTCCAAACAAGTGGTTGCCCTTGTGCCTTAGTATCTGTATTTACATTTGTAATACTATTAAGTTCGCCAACAGTAGTAACTGTTCCATCAATTTGTTCGTAATCTTCATTATCTTCATTTTTAAAAATATCTTTAATATCGGCATTAGATAAACCTGTACCATGAGTTCTAGAATAACTAATCCAATCGCCTAATTTTAATGTAGAAATATCAGCAATACCAAGGTCAGCTTTAACTTTAGTTTCAGCTGCAGTTGAATCTAAACCCAATGCGTCTCTTAAACCTTTTGGAACAACATTTTTATTTCTTTTTTTGAATTTCATAGCGCCATCGTTATCAATAGATATGCGATGGTCGTCTCCAATCCATAAAGAACTGGTTGAAATATACATATGTCTAATTTTTTTAGTAGCACTGCCAATATCAAATGTAGAATCAGTATCAGGAACAATACTTGATTTAATGATAATTCCATCATTTGTAGTATTTTGAATTAACATTTTTTCATTCCCACCAGTATAAAATCTTAATTTATCTTCATCAGATGATTGCTCTGCCGTAATATATGTATCTTGATCTATATCCATAACACCCCCTAAAGAACCCCAAGCATTGCCAGCGCCATAACCTTCAAAACTACTAGTTGTTGTATTATAACGGAGCATTCCTAAAACACCGGTTGCGGTTCGTTGAGCTGTAGTTCCAGATGGTAGTTTTAAATGTCCTGTTGATAAAATATTAAAATTAACACTAGTATCTATTTTTGAAAGATTTGTATCAGTGTCCATTAATTGCATAATACTCGTTGATAAATTGATTGAATTGCCTTGTTTGTTTACAATACAACCAGTTATACGAATATCGCCATTAATATCCAAAGGATATAAAGGAATACCAGTATCGCTGCCTGATGTATAAGCATTATCAGTTGTATCTAAACCAATTCCTAACCTGCCTTTGTAAAAACCTGATTTAATAGGCATTTATAAATATTATAGATATGATAAATTTTAATATTAATTGAATTGATATTAAAATAATAATTTTAATTAAATAATGATAAACCCTAACTATCTAGCTATAAAGAACGCGCATCCTAGAGATAAATTAGTTACGTTCGAAGAACTAGGGCATAAATATACGGTAGATGGAGATGATGATTATATGAGTGTAACAACGTGGAACCATAAACATTTTGAAGAATTTAATCCAGATGCTGCAATTAAAATGATGAAAAAAGGTAGAAAGTGGAATGAAACACATCCATTTTATGGAAAAACAAATGAAGAAATTAAAGAAATATGGAAAAGTAATGGAATTGAATCATCAAAAGCAGGAACCAAAATGCATTTTGATATAGAATGTTTTTACAATAATATAAATCCTAAAAATGAAAGTATTGAATTTAAATACTTTCTAAATTTTAACGGTAAAATAAAAAATATGGAAGCTTATAGAACAGAAATGATAGTTTGGGATAAAACATTAAAGCTATGTGGGAGTATTGATATGTTATACGAACATGAAGATGGTAGAGTATCAATATATGATTGGAAACGATGTAAAGAAATTAAAATGGAAGGGTTTCGAGGGAAAAGTTCAAAGACAGAAGCAATATCACATTTACCTGATTCTAATTTTTGGCATTATTCATTGCAGTTAAATACATATAAGTATTTACTTGAAAAAAACTACAATAAGGTAATAAAAGGAATGTACTTGATATGTTTACATCCTAACAATAAAAACAAAAATTATTTAAAGTATAAGGTTCCAGTATTAAAAGATGAAATAAAAGATCTAATGAAAATGAGACTAGAAATGGTTAAAAAGGAAAATATGTTAAAAACGTGTGATTGGTGTTATAAAAGTAAAGATGTTAAGGTTTTAAATAAAGACGAATATGGTGAGAAAAGTTTATGTAAAAAATGTTTAATTGAAATGGTATAAATATAAATAAAATAAGTATTTAATGTGGATATTTATAGTGATACTACTATTTTTTTTATTATTTGTAAGAACAACAATGGAAATGAGTAAATTATTTAATACAGGACGATGTGTTGGTGCGCCATTTTACAAGGAGACATTTGATTAAAATAAACAACTTAAATAAAAATGAAATATTATTTATAATGGATATCTTAAATAATATTCAACTATTTGGAGTTTTTTTTATATGGAGTGTAGGTCATTTATTTGCAAGTATAATAGTCGCAATATATATATATCTTCCTTGGGTAAGGAAAAATGAACTAGAAAATATGGAACCAGTTGTAAAGTATGAAGATAAATTTTCACTTGATGATATAAAAGATACAATTGTAGAACCAGAAGATGTTTCTTGTAATGTATACGTATCGGAGCATACGCCGGAAGGATATGTTATAATGAGATATAATAACGAAGAAGAAGGTTTTGAATACTGGTGTGATAATACAAGTATAAAGTATAATTATCTTGAAGTTGTTAGTAGAAAATATGTAGATAAACTTTTATGTAAAAATTTATATAAGGATAGAATGAAAAAAGAAGAGGAACCGGAAGAAAAGGAAGAAGAATTGGAAGAAAAAGAAGAGGAAGAAGAAACAGATGATATTTTTGTAAAGCCGAAAATATCAAAAGAAAATAATAAAAGGAAGGAAGAAAGGAAAGTTAGTAATGTAGAAGGTAATAAATATATTAGAAAAGGTAAAATTAATGAACTAAAAATATTTAAAATTGAAAAGAAAAAGAAAGAACCTAAAAAAAAGATGAGTTTTTATGATTATAAATTACTAATGAAAAAAGCAGAATAATTAGCGCATACGCCTGCGGGATTTACGGCGGTGCCTTTTTTTCAGTGCTTTTTTTCTTGTTCTCCTACGTCTTCTACCTCCTTTTTTCGTTTTGGGTAATTGTGGTTTAGGTAATTGTGGTTTAGGTAATTGTGGTGCTTTTGGTAATTCTGGTGCTTTTGGTACCTTTGGTACCTTTGGTAATTCTGGTGTTTTTGGTGGTTTTGGAATGCTTTTGTCAAAATCTTTTATCATCGTATTTACTTTATTAGATGTTTCATTTATTTTACCCTCTACTTTATTACTCATTGCTTTTATTTTTTCTGCAGCTAATTGTTGTGCGTTTTTTGCCGCAACAAAAGCTTCCACTGCTTTATCTAATCCATCAGTTATTGGAAGTTGTAATTTTCGCATACTTGTTTGAACTTTTTCTAATGTATCTATCCATAAAATCGTCATTTTTTCAAATAATTTAAATGCTGGCATTGTTATAGCGTGTATCATTCTAATTATTGATATTGCTTGACCCGCTCCTGGAATTGCCTGTGCAGCATTTAATCCTGCTCTTATTCCTGCTTTACCCAAGTTCTCGCTTGTATTTTCTGCTATATCAACTACTTCATCTGCTTTAGATCTTAATAATGGAATTGCTTCGTCTCCTAATTTTAATATTGACCTCATTTGAACTCTTGATAATTCTACCATTGAATCCATCATCTTCTTTATTTCTTTTCGTAATTCTTCATCTGTCAATACAGCATTTATTAATACCGCACCATCTTTTAGTACTTCTTTTGATGATTTACCTACGATCTTTACTCCTTTACTAAATAAATGTGCTGATTTTTGTATTTGTTGATCAAGCTGTTCCCCATCTATATCTGGTGTAACTCCTGCCATAGCTAAATATTTTTCAACAGCTTTATTCATTAAAATTATATATGTTTTACTAGCATTTTTCAATATTGTTATTGGCAATGCTTGTAATGAAGCAAATATAGCTGAATTTATTGAAGGAGCTTCTGGTGGTAGTTCAAGTGGGGCAGATAAAGAAAAAGATTTCTCGCTGGTTTTCTTACCTTCCGATCCTTTTTGTTTTCTTTTTTTTGTTGTTTTATTATTAGGTTTTTTTTTACCCTTTTTCGTTTGTGGCATTATTAACATAAGTCTATATTTTTTTCTTCTTTCATCCATTTTTTGAAACCTAGACTTTTCTCTACATCAAACGATGTGCCTAACATATCTACGGCTATTTGATACGCAATCTTTTGTTTCTCTGTTAGTGTATTTAAATATTCGTCTATATATTCTTTAATCTCTTTCATTTTAAAATAATTAATATTGATTATTTTAAATCAATTTCTAGAAATCATACATACTATATCTTTGTTTTTGTATGTCTTTGTTTTCATTAATAAACGTGTCATTTTAGTTTCTATCTTATAACCATTTTCCAAGCAAAAATTAAATAATATATCTATATTATCAACTGACAAAAAATCTAATTTATTGTTTGGATTCAAAATCGTATGGACGCAATGTGGAACTGGCTCACAACAATAAAAATTTTCATATGGTGATTTCTTTTCTCTTGCTATTGATTTAATTAAATTATTAAGTGGTTCTTCTGTTGTTGGCTTATTTTTACAAACTAATATTTTTCTATAACACTTTTGTATTTTATCTAGATATATATATGATAATATCGTATAAACTGGCATTTATATATTTTTAGAAATAAAATTAAACTAATATTTTAATATATTTTTATATTAATATGATTGGCGGCAAATTAATTGCTGAAGGTGGATATGGTTGCGTATTTCATCCTGCTTTTAATGAAGTTGGTGAAGAACTAGATGAAAAAAAATATGCAACAAAAATTCAAGTTGAAAACGAAAGTTCTACTAATGAAATTAAAATTGGTGAAATCATTTCAAAAATTGACGGTTATATAAACCATTTTTCTCCTATTATTCAAGTAGATAAATTAAATATAAAAAAGTTTAATTTTAATAAATACAAAAGTTGTTCTATTCTTAAATCAGAAACCAAAAAAAATAAATTTATATTAATGAAACTAGATTATATAAAAGGCGAACCATTTATTGAATATATTATTAAACAAAGGAATAATACAGAATTAATACATAATTTGATTCATAGTTATAACCATTTACTTAGTGGTATTAATATTCTTATTAAAAATAAAGTAGTTCATTACGATTTAAAAGGCGATAATATTCTATACGACGATTACAGAAAGATACCTATTTTAATTGATTTTGGACTTTCTATTCCGTTTAACTTTTCAGAAACTATACTAGCTACAGACGAAACTTTTCTTAATAAATATTTCTATGTCTATGCACCTGAGTATTATATTTGGCCTATTGAAATTCATTATTTATGTTATATATTAAATGAAAACGAGGAATGTAATGATGAAATATTACAAAGTATTATAGATGAATATATACTTCATAACCCGGCTTTTTTAAACTTTTCAAAAAGTTTTATTAAAAAATACAAAGAAATGTCTTTTCAACAATTAAAATATTATAATAGATTTCAATCAAATGAACGTATTTTTAAAATTATAAAACATTGGAAGACTTGGGATAATTATTCGCTTTCCATTATATACTTAAAATTTCTAAGATATTTAAACATCAGTGGATATGAAAACAATAATTTTACTATTTATTTCAGTCAGTTATTGCTGCGAAATATTAGTCCCAATCCTGAATATAGAATGAATATTGAAGATACAAAATATGAATTTAACAAGTTTTTATTTGATAAAAAAATAAACAATATTGTTTCTTTCAAAAAAGTAGCCAAATCGTTTTCTAAAAATAGAAAATACTTTGACAAGGCTTTGGTATTATATAAAAAGAAACATCAGACATTAAACAAGAAAATTCAAAAAATATAGGTTTTTCTCTCCCAAATCACCTAAATTCTAAAATATATATTAAAATATAAAATATATATTTTATTTAACGTCTCCTCTTGCGGGAACGTCTTTTCTTACTTTTGCGGGATTTTCTTCCTCTTTTCTTGGATTTTTTACGTCCGCCTTTTTTGCTTTTGCGGGATTTTCTTCTCTTTTTGCGGGAACGTCTTCTTTTTCTACGACCACCACTCATTGGTTCTTCTTCATCATCCGCGCCTCCACTCATTGGTTCTTCTTCATCAGCACCACCACTCATTGGTTCTTCTTCATCATCCGCGCCTCCTCGTTGTTTTTTTGTTCTTTTTCTTCTTCTTTTTCTACGACCACCACTAGTTAGGTGTGCGTCTTCTTCTTCATCAGAACCTCCTTTTTGTGGTTCTGGTTGTTTTTCCTGGCCTGATTCGAATTTAGCAGCAAATTTTGCTACACCAGAACCTCCCTTTTGTTTTTTGTAAGATTTTTTGGCATGTTTCAAAACGTCTTTGAAAGACATACCGGCGTTTTGTTTACGTACTTGTTTAACGTGAGCTAACCATGCATTTGGCATTATATATTATATCGATATTTTATTAAAAATTGATTTAAATAAATATTATATTATATTTCTAAATAACAAAATGGTTAAAAACAAGACAGGAGGAAATCGCCACAAAAAAATGGCGTCTAAAAATTGCAAGCCCCAATCTATGAATCGCAAGATTAGATTGGCGAATCATAAAGATGAAATATACGCGAAAGTAGTTAAATGTTACGGTCAGGGTAGATTCCTTGTTTTATGTAATGATGATATTGAACGAATTCTCGTTATTGCTAGAAAATTTAAAGGTAGAAATAAAAGAGATAATACAGTAGCTGAAGGAGGTATTGTATTAATAGGAAGAAGAGAATTTGAAGTAAGAGACCCTAAAAAAAAAGAACACGTTGATTTATTGTATGTTTATTCTCCATCAAATCTTTCTAAACTTAAAAAAGATCCCAATTTTAGAAAAGATATTTTACTTGAAGAAGTTGAAGAAGAAAAAGATAATGGAGTGGAATTTTCAAATTTTGTTGATACAAAAATTCCGGATATTAATATGAAAGTTCAAGCTAAACTAGATAATAAAAAACATGAAGAATTCGGTGATTTTGATTTTGATGACATCTAATTAAGACGGTTAAAAGCTATTATATTTGTTGTATTTAATAAAGCAGATTTTTCTAAATTTAAAAAATTTTCTAATTCTATTTTTTCTTCTCCTTCTATTTCCTTTCTACATACAGGACAACAATTATGCTCTTCTTTTAACCATCTCAATATACCTTTTTCTTTAAATATATGATTACAAGGTAATTCTATTATTTCATCATTTTCATTAAAATTTTCTAAAGTTATAGGACATACTTCGCACTCAATACTATAATTAAATTTTTTGGATTTTAATTGATTTAAACCATCTTTTGTAATTGTTTTTTTTGTTTGTTCTAACAATAAAAGTTGCATTGTTTTCTGAAAAAAATCGTTGTAATCATCCATTCTTTTATATAATTAAAATATTAGTTAATTTTTAATTATATTTTAAATTAAATTAAATCTATCCACTTATCCAAACATTCATATCTTGAGTTATTCAATGTAGTTTTCAACATGTCCCACGGTGTAATCTTTACTAGTTCTTCCATTCCTTTTTCACTGAATACATTTAATAATGACGAATTATACCCTGAAAACATTGTAACATTCGGTTCTGTAGTTTTTGTAGGAAATCCTGAAGTTTTTCTAAGGTTCCAATATAATATATGAGGAACAGGATATGGCTGTCTGTATTTTGTTTCTAATCCAGCCAACTCAAACATTTGTTTCAATTTATCTTGTAATACTTTTCTATTATCAGTATATGCTTGATCAATCTGCATATCTGAAAATATTGCCAACACCAAATTATCTACTTCATTTGGATGAACATCATTTATAATTAACGCGTCTAATATCATTTTCATCGCACCATACAAGTTAGTATTCATACCCCATCTAGCACTTTTCAATTTCACTAACTTTTCACTCAGGGTTTTTTCTTCACTCAAATCTACCCATTCCGGGTCTGATGAAAATGTTAAAATCCTATCTTTAAACGCAGGATGAGTAATCTCCGATAATCTTATACTTAAACCAAGCGCATTATATAAAGGCACGCATTCGTCACATTCCATTGAACCAGATGTATCACATAGAGGAATTATTTTTGTAGTCTGTTGTACGTTTCTTGTTTTATTGTCTTCCCATTGAGCTTCAATCATTTCTAATTGTGTTTTACAGTCATCTCCATATCTGAGATATTTAAATGTATCTCTTACAAATTCATATACATCACAACGTTTGCCATTGACTTTTTTACCATCTTTTTTATTTTTTACATCTTCCAAGTGTGCTTTCAATGTATTAGCACATCCTCTTCGGTCTTCACTGGTTGAACGTTCGACCACTTTTGTTCCTGATCTTTTTTGATTTAACAAAGCCATCATTTGTTTACTCATTGTTTTACTTGTAATTTGACTTGGTTTTATTTCAGACCATCTACTATCACACATTTTAACCTGAACCGTATTTATTCTTTTGTTAAGAGACGACAATAATTTTCTATAATCACAGTATGCCTTTAATAAAGCTTTTTTACGAGAGTTTGCATCTTTCACTGTTTTCAAATAAATCGAAAAGTAATCTTTTGCCAATAGATGAAACAACCAATTAAATTTTTTACTCTTCTCTCTTGGAATCCATTTTGAAATCAATGTTAATTTTTTATCATCCGTAATTTTACTTTCTAGTCGTAAGTAATAGTTTGTAAGTCTTACTATGTAATTAATAAAGTAATGGTCTTCCTGTCCTGTTTTCTCTTTTATATAATTACAAAAGTATTTCATGTCTTTCCAACTTCCATATTGATGTGTTTCTGGAATAGATACAAATTTTTCAAATAAAAATGTTGCTAAGTTTCTATGTCGTTTATATAAACACCAAAGCATCATATGAGACAATGATACTTCTCCTTTACCATTTCCATCTACATCTCTTACGTTGGCAATCATCTTACAAAACATTACTATTTCTTTATTATTTTCTTTCGGTGATACAAACATTTGATCCAATAACTTTTCAATTTGATATTCCAAATCCCTCATATCATCTGTTCTAACAAGTTGGAAATATAATTTTACAAGATATTCTTGTATTTCTTGGCTTGACCAAGAATATTCGATGTGGCCGTTTTCGCCTATCTGAATGCTATCCATTGCTTGAACTAAATTCATATTAAAACATTATAGTTATTTTTATTTAAATCAATTTTTTTCTTGTTTTATTTTTTTTTATATCTTTACTAATAAATATTCGTTTCCTTGTATGGTGTTTCCTTGTTTGATTTTTTTCATTATAAACAATATATAAGCTATTCATATCTTGAAATAAATTTATAGTATTTCTCCATATCATATCTTTCACACGGTCATACTGTTCTATGAAATTATATTTTTTTGGATTTTCTAAAAATTTATAAATATCTTCTGGAAATATATCTATGTTGTATTTCAATAAATTAGATACATTATATCGTTTATTATTATGATTACTATGTCTTTTCAATAAAAATAATAAATTATCCTTATCTATTTTTTTGTTTGTTAATAATATTTTTTCTTGTTTTATATTTACCAAATTTTTCTCTGAATTAACATAGAGATAGTTTATTTTTATACTTTTGGGTTCTTCACTATAAAAATCTTGAAATAACATATCATTTTTTTTTATTTTATCTAACCATTCATCATTTTCTTCAAAGTCAAATTCATCTGTCATATTAAAATTATAAATTAAAAAAAATATATAATTTTAACGAGTTAATCTTCTTCTTCTTCGTTATCTTCTTCTTCGCCTTCTTCTTCGCTCTCAGTAATATACTGATATTTTTCTGCAAAAGATAAAGTCAATGCTATATCATTATCATCCATCACCGGTTCTTCTTCTTTTTTTTTAAAAGGAACTAATTTATTTTCTTTTTTTTTCTTTTCTTGTTTTGATTTTTTTAATTGTGGCATAAAAGATACTTCTCCAAGTCCTACTTGTCTAAACTTACCAATAACTGGTTTTACTTCGTTACTATTGTTATAATCCCTTTTTGTTCGTCTAAATTTATTTCTATTATTTGAGTTTGATTGGTAGTTATTTGATCTTGGCTGGTAGTTATTTGATTTTGGTTGGTAGCTGTTTGATTTTGGTTGGTAGCTGTTTGATTTTGGTTGGTAGCTGTTTGATTTTGGCTGGTAGTTATTTGATCTTGGTTCGTGGCTTTCTGATGAAGATTTTTCATCTTTTTTTTTGTAATCGTTTTTTAATGGCTTTTTCTTAAAAGAATTTTCTTTCAAGACGGAGAATCTATTTTTTTCTTCTGTCATGACTGTAATAATATAGTACATTTTTTTTAAATATATTTAAAATATATTTAAAGATATAAAACGATGTATATATGTCTCTTACCAGCAAAAAACGTTGATACTAATTTGAAATTTCGTATAATAGCACATATAATTTACAAGAGGCAGCATAATTTATATTCAAATAAATTGATTTAAATTTATATGATAAAATTATTATAATTTTACCATATGCCAATTACACTATGTGTGCCAAAAGTAAATCAAAAGTATACCTATCAAGAAGTTTATAATATATTTTCCCAATATAATTTTGGAAGAATTGAATATATTAATATAGTTCCTAATGCTATTAAAAGTTGGAAAATATATATCAAATATTATTATTGGTTTTACAATGAAAAAAATAATAGAATAAAAAAAATTTTATCTCAAGATAAAGGTCATTTTAAAATTATTGTCGATGAACATGATTATTGGAAATGTTTTATAGCTAAGTCTTCGGCAAAATAAAAAATATGAGCCAACGCTCACTATCCTTCCCTCCAATGACGTGTTTAAGAACACATCATTCACGCTTTTTTCAATTGCAATTGCTTCTCCATATAAGTAGCTGCTTGCTCGCTCATACAACTGAAATCTTCTTCAATTTCTCCGTCGCTTTCATAGAGATGTTCCGCTTTTACTGCTTCGTGTTCCAGCTGTCTTGCCCGTATTGGGTCGTCGCGTGGCGAACGTGCTTTTTGGTTTTGATGCTTACGCTGTAATAGCATATCATCATTCACAACTTGTGGAACAAATGCGCTTGCCGTTGCGCTCATCTTGCTAGACAAATCAACCGTTTGGCGCCTTCTTACCCTCTTAGGGCGGAATTTTGGGTTCAATGCTTTGCTGATGCTAATCTTCCAGAACCAACCTTCAGGATGCTTGTCATTCACATCATATGTAAATACAACCTCGTGTCCTGCTTGAAGGCGGCGCAACACTGCTTCAGGTTCGCTCCCATAACTCCATCCGTTTGGAACAAAATGAACGAATGCTTTTTGGTAAGAACCACAGTTGATAAGATCAACGTGCGAAATTTCACCCCAACCCGTATTACACATACAGGCAAACACACGTCGTTTTGTGATGTTCTTGAAAACCCTTGGAATACACAAAACAATACCATTCTCATTACGAGAGTTGGTAGAGAACGCCCATTCGGAGTTTTGCTGCTTACGTTGTTGTGCTGTTATTACACTCATATTTGCGGAAATAAAATTAGATTGACTTGTTGAATTGTTTTGAAAACTTGACATTAACTTTGAGTTAATAATATACAAGCTACCTTTTTTTAATCAATTTTTCTGAAAAAGTCTTTCATGTTGAACAATATAAAGATTTTTATCTATAAATCATATATAATGTCTGCTACTATACACGAAAAAAAAAGCGCTACTATGAATCATATCAAAGAAGACGAATTTTCTTTACTTGTTAGTGATTATAATAAATATACCAACTATTTCAATTGTATTTTCAAAGAATTAAATGGTAAAGACTATATTAAAGTTTTATCGTTAAATAAAAAAGATGGAATGGGTGTTATAAAATTTAAAGCACCGGACGTAATACCATTAAAACAATTATTAAAATCAAAGCAAAATCAACTTGGATACAAACAAGCAGAAACTTTATTTATAAATTTATCAAAACAAATGTTAAATTTAGAGAAAGATAACTATACCAATCTTTTATTTAATATTAATGATATAGTTGTTATAAATTCTATTCATGCTGTCCCTGTTTTTTTATATTTAAATACAGAGTTTTTCTCTCCCATAATAGATGAAAAAATAGAAATATTATTGCCATTTATGAAAAATAATTTATTTATTTCGCCTGAATTAAAGGAAGTAAAGACTATACCTAGTTCTTTACACTTTAAATCCAGTTATTATTCTATTGGTATGATAGTATCATATTGTATTAATAATGAAAGCTTTGAAAAAAAAGATAATCATGAAATATTAGAAGTCATACTTAATACTAAACTATATTTTGCTATAAAAAGATGTCTTGAAATTGAACCAATTGATAGATTTCTTTTATTTATTTAATATATAATGTCCTTGTATTTAATGGCAAAAAAAGCTAAAATGAATAAAAAAAGAAAAGAAATGAACCATATTCATCCTTTTTATTTAAACATGACACATACTGGTAGATTAATTACAAAATGTAATTCCAATTCACCTACACCTTCAACACAATCTTGTTATGGACAATATATGAAAAAAAAAGTAAGACAATTCGTTGAAAATCGTTCCGATGTTGGAGTTAAGCGTATGCCTAATAATTCTAGTAGTTTATATACCGCAAATAAAACTTCACAAGCAATAGCAGACCAAGAATGCTGTGCTGCCGCTGTTGCAGTTTGTAATAATAATTGTAATGGTAGTAGTAGAAAAAGAGCAAATGTTACAAAAGATTTACCATACAAATCAGCATCTTGGCAAATAGCAAGAGCGAAGGCAAATAGAAAATGTATGTGTAACGGGGATTATAAACTTAATACATATGAAACTCCTATTTACGGGAATCATCCAGGTAGCTGTCGCGACTAAATAAATGTTTATACTTTTTCTTTATGTATCTATTACAAATTGCACTAAATTTAATGAAAGACATTAAATCTTGTTTCATACGTTTAGAACAACAAGGACATGTATAAACATTAAATTCATATATATAGTTTTTATGCGTTATTACCGAATAAACAAAAGTTTTACTTGTTATTGTATAACAACTAAAACAAGCTTGAAACCACCCTTTTTCCGGCAACTGTGAATCTCTACAAACCTGAATTTCTTTGTATATTTTCACCATTGTAATAATAAAATATAATTTAGAAATAAATATTACGCCATAACTTTATCTATATATATATTATATGGCACGTTCACATAGAAGATCAAGAAGAAGAAGTAGAAACCAAAGAGGTGGTTTTTTTTCAAATCCATTTGCCGGTATGTTTGGTAAAGAAGAAGAGGAAGAAAAACCTGTACCACTAGCACCAACTGAAAGCACTGGCGGAGACCATTATCCCGGTCATCCTAGTTCAGTTCATATGGGAGGAAGAAGACGTAGAAGACGTGGAACAAAAAGAAAAAGAAGTAGAAAAAGAAGAAAAAGCAGAAAGAAAAGAAGAAAGAGCAGAAGAAGTAAAAGACGTAGAAGACGTTAATTTAATTAATTAATATATAACTTTAATTAATTAAACCAGTATCTACCTGTGTAAGCATATCTTGACATAAGAATTGAACCAGCCGTAGCCCAAGTTGCCGCATCTCTCCAATCGCTATTTGAATGTAATCCTCTTAGACCAGTAGCTAATATTAATGTACTTGTTACGCCACATCCAACTAATAAAGCAGAGGTTATTTGTTCTGAAATTTTCATATATAGTAATACATTATATATTTTTTAAATTAATAAGAATAAATTTGATATATAAAAAAAAGTTTAATTATAAAATGAATTTAATTACTAATTTCTATCAAATTTTTTTTTCAAAAAATATTAGCGATGAATTTGAAGAAAAAAAATATCTATACGAACGAGATTTTTTCAGCAGAGAAGATGCTTTTGCTATAAGACAAGTTTGTAATGATTTAGAAACACATCCTTTATATGTAAGATCCTACGGTCCTAATAATGCTTCTGTTAATAATCGAACAAGAACGCAAGCCATACTTTATTGTGAAAATTTTGTCACTGAAGATGAAAAAAAACATAAAAAAATAGGCGATTACTTTGATTATGCTTCTCAAAGTTTATTTCCAATAATTATGCCTTCATTATATCCTCTTGTTAAAGAAATATTTAAAAGTGATTGGAAGATATTGAGAGCAACGGTAATGTATACTGAAAATGGATGTCCTGAACAAGAAGTTCATCACGATAATAATATAGGTGATAATGTATTTTTTATTTCATTGCCTTTGCATCCTACGCCTTTAGAACAAGGACCTACAATATTTTATGATGATAGAATTGTTGGTAAATATAGAAATAAAAAAGCCAGTAATCCTGACTATAATACCTATAATAATTTAGGATATCTAAAAGATTTTAAAGGACAACAAAAGGCAGATTTTTTAAAAGCAAGAAAACAATTTGCTTCTAATTTAGGTGATTTAATGATACATAGAGATTCTTCTTTGCACGGTGGTGGTGCTAATACAACTAAATTTACTAGAAAATTTATTTTTATTACTGGTGGTCTTCCTTCAACTTATTGGAGAGATTATTTTGATTATGATAAACGGTATGGTATTCAAATATGTAATTCAGAACAATTTGTTGGTGACCCAAAAAATCCTAATCATAAACCACTAGAAGGAGTTATTTAATTTATTGTTTAATCATTTATTAAACAATAAAAGATGCTAGTTGGGACTATACTAATTATTTGAGTGTTTTGCTGTATCCAACTATAATAATATTTGCCTCCAGTTCTTCCCACCGAATCAATGGTCGTTTCCCTTCATTGGCTGTTTAAACCTTCTATTGACACTTTTCTTTGGACAATTCCTTCGGTCTTTGGTTGGGTGCGCCCCTGACAGACGACTTTAAAGTAATTTATACAAATAAAGCGGCCGCTTTGCTGGAATCTTTCTGATTTAGACCTTCAATCGCTATTAGTGCGTTCCATCGGTCTTTATTATTCTTGAACTTATTCAAAACGAATAGTATCAAAGAATGATGATAATCATCTTTTTTCTTATACAGAATGCCTTTCATTAACGTAGTTAATGTAGACAAACAATTGTATAAGACTCCTGGTTATTTTGATTGTTTGCTGTGATGATTCCAATGGCTTCTTCGCCATATTACTATTATGTATTCTTTTTAAGCTATTTTATTTTTTTATATTATTTTTCATACATAAATGTTATATTCAGGTTGTCATTTTTCAACATCATATAACCTGTCCTCATTAATCTCTCCAATATTTTCTTTGTACCATTCTCAGTATCTTTTCCTTTTAAAGCCAAATCAAATTCAATGCACAAATATTCCGGATAGACCTCATCATCTAACATCTTATTCAATACTTCCACCTCAGCCCCTTCTATATCCATTTTCAATAAATCTATTCTTGTATTCTGCTTCTCTTTCATTAAATCTTTAACGCTCAATACTTCCACCTTATCATATTCTTTTCCAAACATATTACCCATTAATGATTGCGATACATACTTCTCATTCTCCTGTTTATAAAATTTCATAATGTCTCTACCTTTCCATAATCCCTTTTTCACATAATACATTTTTTTTAAATTCGGCCGCAACTCATTTATTATTCCCCAATAATCTTTCTGTATATCTTGACCACTAAAATCCCAATCATTACCTTTATACCCTTCGTAAATACTTTCATAATGTTTTAATGCTCTTTCTGTTGGGTCAATCATATAAATGTGTGATTTATATTTATCACTTAATAATAAATCAAAACTTATATCTTCCCCTACACCAGCGCTATATATTATACTATCTTCGTTTAAATCCATTTCTTTCGGCACATACCATCCTCCGTATTTTGTTCCTAATTTCTCCATTATGATTAAATAAATGAATTTACTTTTATTATTTAATCATACAATATATTTTTTATGGTCGTATTCCAACTACCTTTACTCTGCACAGTTATTTTAATAGTTGCTGTGATGATTCCAATGGCTTCCTCGCCATATTACTATTAGATATTCTCTTCAAGCTATTTTATAAATACTTTATTGAGCATATATCGCAACCCAATTTCTAGCCATATTATTATACTTTTCTCTATTATTCTTATATTCATCTGCTATTTCTGGAACTAGTGGATCATCCGGGTTTGGGTCGTCCAATAAAGAACAAATCGAAAGTAAAACTTTACTAATTGTTAAAGCTGGACTCCATTGGTCTTTTAAAATATCTAAACATATGCCTCCGCTGCTATTTATATTTGGATGGTAAATACTTGTCATAAATTTTACCTTTGGTGGTTTAAAAGGATACTCGCTTGGAAATATTATATCTAATCTAAATATCCCTCCTTCATATACTGAACTATGGGGACCCAATACAGTGGCTTCCCAATGATATATATCATCATCTATTGGTCCAGCACTACAGTTTGCCGGTGGATCTTTATTAAATATTTTAAGTTCGCGACTTATTCTTTGAACTGTTGCCATTTAATATAACATAAGATTTTGTCTTTAATACGCTTTACTAAATAAAAAAAAACGGAATAAATCCGTTTCTTTTTTTTTGTTTTTTTTTATTTTTTATTTTTTATAATTTTTCGGCTTTACTACTAATATAATCCATCAACTCTCTTTTTCTAGCTTGAACTACTCTACAATATTCTTCTAATGAAATAGTATTTTGACCTGCTAATTTTGTAATAAATCTATATACATTTACATTCTTAGTCTGTCCTATCCTATGTGCTCTTGCTACAGCCTGATCTTCCA